TAACCCTTCCGGTACTTCGTTTACGATGTCAAACCATTTCGCCTTGAAGATATTACCCTCCGGTGGTGCGGGTTGCTGAAGTATCTGCCCTGCATAACCTGCGCTTCCTAAACTTACTCGGTATTCGTGCAGAATCTTATCGTTGAATCGCTCTGGCCAAAATAGGCCATTTTTATAATATTGTGATAATTTCGTCGGCTTAAGACTTTTTGTGGCCTCTCCTGGTATGCAGATGTGCCGATAACCTCCTTTGTTGAGCAGATATCCTGATAGGTCGTCTTCGTGTAGCCTCTGCATTACGATGATTCGTACTGCCGTGTGTGGGTTCTTGGTCCTCGAGTAGAAGGTTTCCGAGTACGCTCGGTTTACTCCGGTTCGTTCTACCTCGCTGAATGCCATCTTTGGGTTTAGTGGATCATCCATAATGATTACGTCTGCACCCATTCCCGTTACCGTACCCGTTACACTTGTTGCGAATCGCTTACCTCCTTTGTCGTTTTCGTAGTTGCTCTTTACGTTTTGGTCCGTTACGATTTGGAATAAGTGGCCGAAGTTCTCAATGAACCAATCGCTTTGTATCAACTGCCTGGACTTTCTCGCGTGTTCGGTGCTTAGCTGATTGCTGAAGCTGGCCGTAATGAAACTCATGTAAGGATTGATTACCCAACTCCATACCGGGTAGATGATCGTGGTAAGTAGGCTTTTGCTGGACCTGAATGGTACGTTGATAATGATATCGCTGTGTGCTGGTATTCCCTTCCATATCCTTAGCGTTTCGGTTTCCATTACCTCGCAAAGGTACTTGATGTGCCAATTATCCAAGTAGGGGGTTTGTGGCTCTAATATCTTAAAAGCCTCACGGTAGAAATTGTAGTAGTTGTAGTATTTAGGATTCTTCAGCATATCGCTTGTCCAGAATCTCCTGCACTTGGTCGTCACTCAACGTGTGCAGTTTCATATCGTGGGTGTTCTTGCTTTCGGTGTATTGCATCGCTAACTTCTTGAGTTCCTCGTCCGTAGATATTAGCTTCATCAATGCAAGTTGTAGCGTCGGGTTCTCGCTCTGATACCACTTCGATCGGAGTGAACTCTTTACCTCGATGCGGTTCTTGGTAAGTGCTTCTTTTATAGCTTCCGATTTTTCTAACTCGTGCAGGTAGAAAGTGCTGGTGCTGATTCCAATCATTGGTGGAACGTCGGTTACAAAAAATAGCCGATGCTTTTGAATTGCTTCAACTGATTTCCGTTCGAGTTCTTCTTTATTGTATGCCATTCCTTTACTCTTTTAACTTCATTTTTGACTCCAACGTAAACGGGTAATCTTCCGGGTACGTGTCCCACGCGATATTGCTTCTTTTCTTTGTCTTGATTAACATCGGTGATAAATATTTTCTCGTTATCTCGTGGTGCAATCTACCTCCGTTCTTTACTTGCCTTGTTGCTCTTATGGCACTTGGAAATTGTATAGGACAAACGAGCGCCTTGTTTAATAGTTTAACCTCGTTATATAAATCGGTTAAGCCTCCTTTTGCAGTTGCGCTTGTCGTTTGCTTCAATACCAACCCATCGCCCAAACTTCCCGTAAACAACCCCTCATTCATAACGTTGACAAACTGACTCGTATCGTCATCCGGCGCCCCTCTCTCGCCCATGTAAAGAAATCGCCTATCAATAAACGTTGTGTTCATTACCTTATGCCGTAACAATTTGTCATTGTGACCTCCAATAAAATCGCCCGTTTGACTTATACCAAACAAACCAATACGTTGACGATTCATAAACTCCTTAACGCCATTAAATGTTGACTCAATGTCATAATAATTAGCGACCCGGTGATACTTACCCCTACGCTTTATCTCATACCCGTTTGTATCGTCGTCCTGCATCACAAAAAACTCAATACCCAACCTCTCCGCAACGTCATAAAACAAATTTCTCATTTGACCCGCTGATCTTCGCGATTCACTTGGTCGGTGAACGTAGTCAAACCTCCTTCGTGACTCCTCTAAACTCAACACATGCAAATTCGCACCCACCTTGTCCGTCAATTTTTTGTACTCGTCATAATCTTCCGCTTGGTCATCAATTACCACGTGCAAATTCTGCACCATCCACCCAATTTTGACAAAATATTTTAGCGTTTTGCAATTGTCCGCTCTCTTGTATGACGGAATAAAAATATCAATCATTGCTCCAATCTTCAATATATTCGTGTGCCCTTAAAATGTCATCATCGATAAAACCCTGCAACCCACTATCGCTTAAAACCAACCGCAACCGCTCCATTACTTTTTGCTCCTCATCATCGGCATTAAAAAAGTAATAATTCGCCACCTGCTCAAAATTGATTCTGATAAACCGGTACGCAAACCACTTTAAAACCTCCTTTTGCTCGTCGCTCAACGGACTTTCTTCTATCGCCTTAACCTTTGCATGAAACTTGGTAAAATCAACGCATTCCGATAACGTAACGTTTGGCTCTTCTTTCGGTTGATAATAAACGTCCTGAAATTCGAGTTTACTCAATTTTTCCGTTTCCGTTTCCGTTTCCACCGGAACGTCCAATCCCCATTCATCGAGTAAATCCGTATCCCATTCACTGGCTAATAACTCCCAATCCCATTCGCCTCCTGATACGTTATCCTTTATGATGAACTCGCGTTGCTGCTCTTCGGTTAAGTTGTCCGCGTGAATGATCGGTACTTCTTTGAGCCCAGCCTCCTTGCAGGCCTTTAGTCGCATATTACCTCCCAGTACGATCATATCCTGATTCACCACTATTGGCCGTATCTCCAGCATCTCTGGAAAGTCCTTGATGCTCTGTACCAACTTTCTGAACTTGTCATCCTTGATTACTCGCGGGTTGTTCGGGTTGGCCTTTACCGTGCTGATGCTTACCTTTTCAATCTTCATAACTATCTCTGATATCTTTTAATGCTTGTAATTCGGCCTCCTTATCGAAGTCGTGCTCTGCATTCCTTATCCTGATGTAAACATCTCCTCCGTTGCCTATGGTTAAGGTGAGGGTGAAGTCCTTCCATCGGTAAATGCACTTGTCGTCTGCGATGGTTAATTTGCGGCCGGTTACCTTCATAACAACTGCTTTAATTTCTCAAGATACACAACAAAGTCCATCGCCTCTTCTTGAGCGTGTTGCACCCATTCTTTCACGCTTAGGTCGTTTCGCTCCATTGTGGTTCCGTACTTCCTTTGGCCTCTATCGCTGCGCTCCTGGAATTGGTCTTTAATGCTTTGGATTATTTGGTCATTCATCGATGCTCGATAGTTTACGTTCGCACCATCTTAGCATTGGATCGCCTCCCCAAGCTGCATACATTACTGAACCGCATACCTCTTTACCATCTTCGTCGGTAAGGCTTCCCGTATCGTAAACCGATGCTCTGCTCAAAAAGGAATAGGTCCTCTTAATGGTTCGGACTGATAATGGTTCACGGTTTGCCAACTGCCGTGCTCGTGCCCATCCAACCGCAGTTCCGCAGTTGCTTCCGTTCTTCTCTCGGTGCTTGATGGCCTTCTTTGCTTCGTCTGATGCGCTTTTAGGATAGTCCGCGTAGGTTTCCTCTTTCTCCGTAATTTCTTTCCATTGAGCGTAGCAAACCGCTAACCGTTTGGTTCCTATTGGATATTCCTCCTCCATCAATGGTTCGGTGTAGCATCGAATGATGAAGTCGTATTCGCTTTCTTCTGGTCCGGGTTTAGGAATTGGCATCTTCGTTGTTTTTTATGTTGTAGTATAAACCCAACCCTGCGATTACTGCTACCACGATTGAGCAGATTTGCGCTAAGGTGAGTAAAGTGGCCGTTAAAAACCCAACTCCGTTATCGGTTACTACCCATATCAATAGGAATAAACCTACTCCAAACATACTAAGGAATGCAAGGAATATACGTACTAACTTCTCGGTGTGATCGTCTTGTTCTTCGTATTTCATAATCTAAATTTAGTGAATTGTTTTAATATATTAGTCAAATATCGGACTTTTTTTGCATTGCGTTACCCAGCCTTCGGTACTTGGCTTTCATCTCTTTGAGTTCATCGATGGAATACTTCTTTATTTTCCCTCTCCTGGACTTTAACTGCTCGAACTTCTTATCCCCTATGCGAAGTGGTAAACGCTCTGTGTACTCGATTAAATTGCCGTGTAGGTGCTGATTGCAATCCACGCATTGTCCGTGTACGTTATCCGTATCGAATCTTAACTCTGGAGTGCTACCTACTGAATAATAATGCCCTGCATCGTATTTGCCCACTAATGGCTTGCCACAACTGATGCAAGGCTTATTCTTATCGCGTAGCCTGATGTAACGATTGAACTGCGTTTGTACCTCCTTCAGCCAATCGGACTGCGTTTTAAGTGCATCTCTGCGTTCCTTCTTCTCCTTATTCCACCGCTTCTTCTCTTGTTGCTTAGTGTAGGCCATCGCGCAGATCGGACTGCATACCATTTGCGTTGTGGTGTACTTCGGAGTGAAGGTGTTCTTGCAGATCTTACACTTCTTTGGCTTCATATTGGTTTATTGCTTTGAATATCTGTAACGCTACTTGTGGTACTATTGCGTTTCCTCCTGCTTGAAGTCTTTGTCTTTTGAACTCCACCCTGGAGGAAAGCCCATCAACCAATCTATCCAATCTGGGTTCGGTGTCCCACCAAGTTGATCTGGCAAGGTTGGTGTTAAATCCCCTTTCGATCGCTCTCGCCATTTTTTTGAGCTCATCCCTTTCCAATCCCTGCTCGTTGGTGTGCGATACAATAATTGTTCTGGTCCTTCTGTGAGGCGCTCCAATTCTGGAAGCTGGTACATTGAACCACAATGAATCATACCCGATTTTGGTAAGTCCTGCAAGGACTGTTGATAATCCTCGAACATTGAGATTTGTACTGTTTTCCACGACAACCCATCTTGGTCTAAGAAGGCATAACACCCTTTCGAACTCGTACCACAATCCTGATTCAGTTCCATCTTGTATTCCTTTTGGTTTTTCTATTGCGTTCTTTGCATTCGTTATATCTACACACGGGAATCCGCCCGTAATAATATCTACCTCGCCAATTTCATCATCCCATTGGCTGCAATCTATGCATTCACAATCGGCAAAGTCCTGGTTATGTCGATCGCACCACAATACCTCTCTATCGCCGTAGATGTCATCGTATTCATCGCTAAAACGATAAATATCTTTTACATCATTTATAGAAATCGCTTTTGGAAATCTTTTTTTCAAAACTTCCCTTTGGTATTCTTCCTTTTCACAATGGAATATGTTTTCCCACCCCATCCATTCTGCTGCAAGGTCGAACCCTCCGATTCCTGAAAATAAGCTCCCGTGCCTCATAACACTTCTACCATCTTGAGGAATCCGTTATCAACTGGTACTATCTTTGTTTCTCTCAATCGCTTGGCCAATTGTTGGTAGTTGTATTCGCTCGTTTCCGCCATCGCGCTCTTTACGGTCTTGTAAACCTTGATGTTGTTCACGCTCTCAAAATAAACTACTACCGGCCTCTCTTTATATTTCATCTGTTGTAAGTTAATTATAATTCCTCTGCTATTTTCTGAAGTGCTTTCCTGATCGTATCGCTCATGGTTTTTGCATTTAGCTTCTCTTGAGCCCTTTCAATGTTTTTAATATCTGAATCATTGGCTCGGAATCGCAATGTAGTATCTAACCTTCTTTTCATCGAATGTAAGTGTTTCTGTTTTTAGTCTGTTCTAATTAAAATGGGAATGAATCGTCGATATCTTCTTGAGCGTGTGCAGCTACCTTCGCTTGGCTCTGAACCACTCGCTTAACATCTCGTGCGATGATGTTGGTGTACCTGGTACCGTCTTTCTCGGAGTAACTCAACTCGCCTTCAATATACACCATATCGCCCTTCGCGAATCCTGATGCTTTCTTAGCAGCGTAGCCGAAGGTGGTGATGTTATGCCATTGGGTGTCCTCTTTCCAGTTCCCTTCTTTGTCTTTGTAGTTTCGGGTGGTGGCAAGTGAGAACGTTGCCATTGTGATTTCACCGTTGCGTTCGGTGGTTCTTGGTTCTTGGCCGATGCGACCTAAAATAATGCTCTTGTTGATCATTGTGTTTAATTAAAGGGTTAAATTGTTATTCGTTGTGATGTGCAGAAAGTGCACTAACCACTATTTTCGCTTTTAATGGTGTGTAGTTCCATCACTCTTTGGTGTTAAAGGTTTCGTTGTATAAGGAGTTGTGCATAATACTACATCAGTCTTTCATTAGCGATATCGCAGTATTCTTTACTTATCTCACTTCCTATAAAATTTCTATTGTTAGCCTTAGCCATTTTCGCAGTAGTTCCACTTCCCATAAAGCAATCATAAACTAAATCGCCTTCATTGCTCCAACTTATGATATGGTCATTTGCTAATTGTTCGGGAAATATCGCACTATGTCCATAAGCTATTTTGTCAGTAGTAGATTTCATATAACCTACTTTGTAAGTCCATATATTAGTCCTTCTTCCGTACTCATTTATTACAACATCTTTTCTTTTGCTTGTAGTTCCATCTGCGTTCCTTACTGTTTTACTACTTGTTTTTTTACCCGCTTGTTTATTTTTTCTGTCGCAAATTAGGTTATACGCTTTAGGTTTACCATTGCTAAATACAAACATATACTCCATACAGCTCCAGTATCTATTTGGAGAGGGTTTTTGAAATGAATCTTTATAGTATATCATAGTATCGTGAAGATTAAACCCACACTCTTTAAAATATAGGGCTTGTCTAAAACTTGTGCCAGTCTCGCTGCCTTTTATAGTAGCATCACCCACTACCCATACCACAACTCCACCTTCTTTAGTTACTCGGTAGAGTTCTTTGGCTATACTTTCAAAATCAAAACTATACCCATTGTACGTTCTCAAATTATCATAAGGTGGTGATGTTACAACTAAATCAACAAAGTTATCAGGCATTTTAGCCATTGTGTCAAGGCAACTTTCGTTATATATTTTATTTAGTTCCATCAATCTTTTGTGTTATAAATTGTCAAGGCATACCCTGACGTTACTGCAATTATTGTAAGGTTATATCCTTACTCTATACTTTCCACTTGGTTTGGATCGGGAATCGCGATATTGAATACCTCCGATGCAAACATCTGCGCCTCGTTTACCAACTCCATAAATTCCGAAGTGCTCAAGTCCGAAGTTCCCCTCTTCTCCTGGAATACCTCACCCTCCAAAACGCTCTCATGCAAGATTACCGAATATCCATATTTTTGGATAATTAGATCGGTGATTAGCTGATGCGTTTGTTCTTTGTTTCGCGCCATTCCAGCCTCTCTGAAGCAGTCTTGGAAGATTGGTACTATAACTCCCCACCAATAGGCATTCTGCTCGTTAGATCGCTTCTTACGCCATCTCTCGATGGTGATGCTTACCTCTCGGCCTTCGTGTTGTCTTAATGCTGCCTCGAGTAGCGGCCTATTCTTGCGAACCTGACCGCCCTCGATTGAGCACTTTATCTCTATCTTTCTCACAATCCCCCGTGAATGTATTCAAAGCTATCGTCGTAGGGTGAACCGTTCTTCATGTAACGGTCTGATGCGATATCTAAGATGTCCTGCACCTCGTCGCTGATATTTACCTTGTAAACTAACCCGGTGTTGTCGTTCTCGATGTACGCGTAGTGGTTAAGGTTATCCAAGTGAATCTCCTTTGTCTTGTGGTTATTGCGATCGTCTTGGAAAACTTTGTAAGATACCTCTGCAAAGTACATTATCTCATCACGGTACTTTACATCCACCTCCAAACGTTCGTGGTCTGTATCGCAATCTTGATACGTGTCGAATGCGTAGCTGAAGTTCTCCTCTAAGTTGTTGAGGAATATCTGAATGTAGTCCTTGTGGCCGAAGATATCAATCGCGGCTCTCCATTGGTCTAAGCTAATTTCTATATCTGCAACTCTCATAACTCTATCTCTTCATTGATTACTGAATAGTGTAATTCGCTGGTAGTGTCGATGTCGAAATACTGATCTCCGATGTTAATCCGGGTGGTGCAGCTTTTAATCTCTACCTCGACCATTCCGATATCGTGGTCCTTTCTCCATTTCCACTTGGCTCGGGTTTCCAGAACTAACTTACCGTCGATGTTGGCCCGAATGTAGGTTTCATCCTGCTGGTAGTGGTTTACGATGTGATTGGTTACGCGCTCCAACTCGGACTCGATAACCTCTTGAAAATAACTGTAATTCATTGTAGTAAGTGTTGATTCAAAAACAAATATACACTTTATTTTAATATAAACTAAAAAGGTGCTGAATTTTTTTGTTCTTGAATCACATCGTCGGCATACCTGATCAACTCGGGAATCCAACTTACCTTCATCTTGCCCGTGCTACCTGCTCGGTTCTTCGCTATTATCCACTCACCCTTCCCTTCGGTGTTTGAGCCATCGTCGAACTCCATTAGTCCGTAATACTCTGGTCGGTGAAGGAAGCAAACCATATCGGCCTCCTGCTCTATTGAGCCTGATTCGCGAAGGTCTGATAACATCGGCTGCTTATTACCGCGCTCCTCTACTTTTCTGTTTAATTGGCTCAATGCGATTACCGTGCATTTGTGTTGCTTTGCAAGGTTCTTCATTGCCGTTGCGATCTCGTTAATTTCCTGCTCTCGCATATCCTTTGTGCCTGATATCCTTTGAATGTAGTCCACTGCTATTAAGTCTATCTTGCGCTTTCCTGCTTCCACTTGGATTCGGTTTTGAATCTGCGGAAGGGTTACCGATTCATCGATTGTTAAGTTCCACTTCTCGATTAGTGCAGCTGCTTTGTTGATCTTAATCCACTCTTCTTGGCTCAATCTTTTTCTTCTCATCTGCTCGGAATCTATCTTGGTGAGTTGAATAATCATTCGGCCTATTAACTCCGATGCAGTCATTTCTGCACTAACTACGTGAACGGACTTTCCATCGTAGCAGGCCTGCATTACCTCTCCAATCATTGCGGCCGTCTTACCCATTGCTGGCCGTGCTGCGAAGATAATTAGTTGTCCGGGTTGATAACCTCCAGTGAACTTGGTCATCATCTCAATACTGGACCTGATGCGGCTCGTGTCTGATTCTTGCAGTTGATCAATGAAGGTTTTTATTTGTGTCGTTGTGTCCTCGATTCGGTTGCCGTCTATCTGGACTGCTTCCTGGTAGTATTCGCCTACTTTTTTGAGCACGGTATCTATTGGATCGGCAAGGTTTATGGTCTTTATCTTGAGTGCTAACATCTCGATATTGCGCTTCATTTCCATCTCCAATAGTTGAGTAACGTAATACTCGATGCGCTCATTAGCTACCTTTTCCTGAAGCGTGAGTAGCATTACGGACCAACCCTCTTCTGGTGGTGTTTCGGTCTTTAGCTCGTGATCGAGTGCGAATACGTCGATTGTAGCTTTGTTGGATAATCTTTGCATTGCTCTCCATATCTTGCGATGTGGCTCGAAGTAAAAACTGGTTTCTCGAATCATTGAAGCGTATTGGAAGTAAAGTTGATTCCAGATGATGAACCTTCCCAGTACGCCTTCTTCGATGGTCTTGTCGTTCATAAGTTGATAGATTGGTAGTTGTTAGTTTTGGTGGACAATTTACTAAATTGATTCCGATCGTCGTTGCGGAGCCAATTACTCAATGCGCTTTTGTAGTTCTTGTACTTCTTGTTCTTCGCTTGGCAATAGTCCACTAACGTATCGAATGCCTTGCCGATGTCCTTATCTTTGAACTTAGGCGCGAGTTCCCGGACCACTCTCTCCCTTTCCTGAATGAAGTTGTTTAAGGTGTTATATATATTAGTTTCTTTATTACTATCTATATTATTATTATAGTGTAAACTTTGTTTACTATCATCGTGTAAACTTTGTTTACTATCGGTGTAAACTTTCTTTACAGTGTGTAAACTTTGTTTACTATCCTTATTTAGCTTCTCAACTGTATCATACCACAAGGTCGTGGACCGAAGATAGCTGGTGTTCTCGTCTTTCTCAATAAGGCCCTTTTCAATCAAACGATTAATAATCTTATGGACCGCGATTCGTGAAATGTTTAATGCATCTGCAAACCATTGCTTCGATGCGTAGCACCATCCTGGAATGTTACTACCGTTATAAGCACTCAGCCTATAAACCATTGAAGCTACTATGTATTCATTGGTGCTGATGTCGAGATTCTTCTGCTCCTCGTGAAAAATTGTGGTGTATCTCATAATGTACAAATAAAAACCCCCGCGTCGATTGGACAAAACGCAGGGGTGATCATAGAAACTAAAACTAAATCTGTACGGAAGGTGTCCAATCTTCATTGCTAATATAAAAAAAATATTAATACCTCCGATAATAGTCAAATAATTTTTGCCGAAGGATATCCAACGTGTTTTCAATCCGCTCATCGAATGGCATCTGATTATTGATGGTGCGAACGTAGTGAACAACGCTGGAGTGATCGCGATTGATAAATCCTCCTATCGTGTAATAGGTGATCCCTGCATCCTCTTTGAGCAGATAACCGTAGTACATCCTCGCCATTACTTTGGGTTGCTTACGATTGGGTGATTGCGCCTCCTGAACCGTTACTCCGAAGTGATCGCAACAAACCTTGAGTACTTCGAATGGGTTTACCTTCCTGAACTCGTACCATTGCATTGGCCGATTGTACTCGACCTTGCCCTCTGGTGCAACGGGTGCTACCTTCTCTACCGAATAAGTGTAAACCGATTTCATATCGTCTGAATTAATTGGTTAATGTATTCCCGAGCGTTATTCACTCGTTGCTGAAGGTCCTCGATAACGGAATGATCGTACTCCACCTCATAAACCTTTACGCGATGCTTAGCTTCAACTTGTGAATAGTCGTAGTGAACGTGTGTTAGATCTTCGGGTGTTTCCATCAATACGTACACTAACTCGGCCTTCTTTAATCCAGTCAAGTGCATATAAACCTGAAGCTGGTAGTAGTAGTCCTTATTCGGAATCTCATCCTCAAATAAAGGGAAGGTAAAGCAGTCCCAGCTGCTCTTTATATCCACCACCTTATCGCGTGGGAATATAACATCGGGTGTACCGGTGAAGAAGTCATCCTCGTAGCTATCCTCGTTCTTAACTGCTAAATCCCAGCCGAGAACCTTCTCTGCAAAGTTGATGGAATCCTGCTCCACCTCAATTCCTTTGGTAAGGTACTTGGAAGTGATCACTTGTCGCACTCCGTATATCTGCTCCTTAGTCCACTCCTGAAGATAGGATTTCGTGGTTTCTGAAAGAACCTCCCCCTTTTTACGCGGGTTGGTCATTAACTTTCCTGCGGCTGATGCTCTAATTTTG